ACTTGGTCGATAAAAACCACCAACAGATGCTGGAATAGAAGCCGTGTTAGTTCTAAAATAAAACGTATTAGCCCTTGCATCACCAGCAACATCAAGCTCATAGGCTGGCGAACTCGTGCCGATGCCAACATTCCCGCTGCTGTCGATGCGCATGCGTTCTGTGAGGGTGGTGCTTCCGCCGAAAGGACGAGTTTCAAATACTAATTCGCCGCCCGGAATAGTCGAGGTTGTGTCTGCTTCGGTTTTAACTGTAGCAACGACTTGCTGACCGCCAACAGAGGTGTCATCACTCTTAAATTCGATTGAGCCAATATCATATGGCGTAATACCAACCCCACCACCTGTAGTGCCGCTTAACCGAAGCACACCACCAGAAGTGTCGGAAATTTCAAGATTTGTGTCAGGCGAACTCGTGCCGATGCCAAAGTTGCCGCTGCCATCAAACCGCGCAAACTCGCTATTGTTATTACCAAAGCTGATAGGGTCTACAGTATGGCTGCCAAACTTTATCTGACCCATTTTGGTGGAATCAACTTGACGCTCAATAACGTGTTTGGCTTCCTCCCAAGTTGAACCGTTTGATTCGCGCTTTGCATAAAACCGAAGATGGTCAGAGTTTGTCACGTCATATACTAGGTCAAGCGCGTTTTTCACATCACCAGATGTCGAGCCGAGTGTGTAGTCATAGCCATTGCCAACAGTCAAAAGTGACGATGTTGTCGTGCTGTTAATCCCTATGCTTCCGTCTGCTAGGATGCGCATGCGTTCTGTTGTTCCTTGCAGAAAACGTGTAAAATCGCTTGTTTTTATTTCAAGGCCAGTGCTTGCCCGAATACCATACGCTGAGGAAAAAAACTGCAACTCATTTGTGCTTGCCATTGAAGCTGTGCCATCAACAGTCAGCCCATCAGCCGTGACCGTGCCACCGACATCAAGCGGCTTGTTAAGCTGCCACTTGTCGCCCGTGCTGACATAGGTAAAGGTCGCACTCGCACCATCAATCGTGATGCCAGAGCCGTTAGCCGCAGCAGCGTCAGCCGCGCCGGAGGCCAGCACGATATTCTTGTCATCGACCTCAAGCGTGGTGCTGTTGATGGTGGTTGTCGTTCCGTTGACTGTAAAGTCGCCGCCGACAATAACTGCGCCTGTCGTGGTCAGTGCTGTCAGGCTGCTGATGGTTTCGCCGTTCAGTGCTGTAGCAATCTGCGCGCCTGTTTGGTCGGCTGTGGCTGATGCCTCAATGCCGTCCAGCTTAGTGCCGTCTGCGGCGACATCACGCCCGTCAACAGTGCCACCGACAGTGATGTTGTTCGTCGCGTCAACCGTTGTGAATGAGCCAGCCGCCGCCGTTGTCGCGCCGATAGTCGTTCCGTCGATTGTGCCGCCGTTAATATCAACAGTCGATAAAACATCTTGCTCAATGGCATTGTTCAATTCTTCGCGTGTGATTTTCTTGGTCTGCCCAGTGCTGGTGTCAACAACAACAAACACATCAGTCGCGGCTGTGTTCGAGCCAGTGATTGCATCTAATTCGGATATTTTCTTGTCAGTCATTACCTTACCTCATTCCAAAGACGCGGAATTTGTAACTTGCGTTGTTCCCGCTCCTGTCATCTCTATAAAACTTGAGCCTGTCCCAAGCCTCATTGTAGCTAACCTCATCCGATGAAAGATTATATTTGATGTCATAATCTTGAGAGTCAAAAGTGTCTCTTAGGGTTATTGTATACTTTCGGTCGAGAACCTTAATGGCAGTAGGGGCGTCTGCATTGTTCCAGTTATGTATTGTTATACTGCCGCTTGCCCCCTCGTCAGCGAAGAACTCATCAAAAATTCTATAGGTGCTTGTCGTCGCGCCGTAGAAAGTCAGATATTCTCTGCGGTTAGATTCCCCAGCGAATATGACCTTTACCGTTCTGTATACGCTAAGACCTGTAAGTATTTGTGTCGTATCTCCATTCCCCGTTGCGCCGCCGACATACTCCCAGCCAGAAGCCGTAACATTGGCAGCAATCGATTGCTTAACCCTCAAAGGGGTCATTACTTGCGTGTTTTGACTGCCAGCCTCTGCGGTTGTCTGTGACGCTACTGACAGGTCAATGAGTGTCGTGCCGCCACTATTCTTAACAGAAGTGCCAGAGCCAGATGCGGCTTGGATGACATCCGTGCGGACTTCCATCTGGTTGTTGGTCTGGTTCAGATATCCAACAATAATCCAACCTGTGTCTGCCTCGTTCCGCATCTTTAACACGTTGTTCGCGGTGTCATACCAGAACATATTTGCGTTGGTAACGGTCGGAGCGGTAGAGCTACTGTTGTTCGTCAGGATAGCTTGTAATACGTTGTTTATGTCAGCCCGTGCGTTGGCACTGGTCTGGTTGTCGATTACATAATCATGTGTTGCCATTAGTTATACTCCACGAAGGCCGTTAACTCGTCAATGCTTGGCGAAATGTTTTCCGCTTCCGAGACTAATACTACACGAAAACGGAACGCTCTGCCACTAAAGTCGCCCGACTTAAACAGCTTATAGTCAGACCAGATGGGAGAACCAGAAGGGTCGTCATTGGTTGTCGAAATATAGAACAAAACATTTTGGTCTGCAAACTGCGGGTCAGACCAGCTATCCCATAGGCCAGACCAAGTGTCCCAGTTGCCAGACACATCATCCCATAACCCTGCACCCGAATTAAATCGGGTTACAGAAGCATCAATTCTCGACCTAACGCGGCGCACTGAGCCTGTGTCAATGTAGTTGCTAAAGTCGTAAACACCTGTGGCGGGATTGGCCTCTGACGCGCCTGTAGTGCTGACCAAGCGCAAAGTGTTTGACGTTACGGCCAAGTTTGTCTTTGTGCCAGAGAACGTGGTGTGTTCAGCCTGTGTGCTTGTGTTGGAGAAGTCTTCTAGGTCGCCAGACGGGACAACAACACTGGTGTATGCCGTGCTGTTGTTGCCCAGCTTATCATACGCACGAATTGTGTATGTGCCAGAGCGAGCGGGAACGGTAACACTGTTGGCGGGTCTGGCCACCTTATCTACAGCAGTTGTTGCATTAGCCCAACTCGCCCCACTTTCTTCTGTGGCGTGTCTAATGCGGTAGAAGCTCAAATCCAAGTCGGTCACTGCTTGCCACTCAAGGTTAAGCAATGCACCGCCGACTGTGGCGTTGAAGTTGGTGACGTTCTGAGGCGGGTCTGCAAAGGCGTTTACTGAATAGCTAATTACATATTCGTATTCGCCACGAATGCCAAACGTGTTCACAGACCGCGCTCTGATGTCATATTCCACATTCTCAACGTCGATAATCTCAAACAAGCCCAACTCGCCTACACCGACTTGAGTGTATTCAGTATCGGTGGACTTCTTGTATTCCACCTCAACGAAGTCGATACGCTCTGGTGAGCCAGATGTCACAGTCACTCCAAGAACCGTAAACACAGCCTCATTGATGACACGAGCCTCAGTCGAGACGTTTACGCCGACAGGAGGTGAAACAAACGCATCTGCCAAAGACGTGTTGTTCGTCTCAAAGGCTGTCTCGTCAGCGTCCCAATCGTAAACGGCTTGGCTGATTTCACCCAGAGACAGGTTAATCTCCAGCATGGTGTCTCCTGTTGGAGAGAACTGCCAAGCTAACACCTCGAAGGTCTTCTCTGTCCAACCAGCCCTTGTGTTGGTCAGCTTGACGACATCTCCGACCTGAACCTGCATCGCACGAAGACCCATTGTTGCATTGACCACGACCTGCTCTCGGTTACGATACAGTAGGACTTTAGCAATGCGCTGTGCCATTGTGCTGGTTGATGTGAAAAGCAGGTCTAGGCTGGTCTTGACTTCCTCACCGTTGTCAACGTCTGCGATTGTGTTGCTGCTCAATCTGACCTCTGGGTAGTCTGTCTGCATCCAGTTGGTCTCTGCGCCACTGAACTTACCATTCACAATGTTAAAGTTTTCTTGTCGGCTGCGGCGCGTTTGAATTTGCACATTGCCGCGTAGGTCATCTTCATCAAACGTATAGACTGGCGTGGTGTATGCGCCAGCCTTGCAGCGAAACTTACCTTGGGCATACCAAATAGAGCCAGCCATCGATTTGGTTAAGCTCTCAATAACTTTATCAGGCTGTGTGCCTGTCGTGAACGAACCATTGACCTCATAACGGTTCTCTGTCCCGCCCACAGCCAAGGCCACATCTTCACCGCACACATTGGCCGATGCGATAAAAGATGTGTCGCCTATCTCGTCAGCGTCAGCGTTAATGCCGTAATCGGATGTCAAATAATCACGCAGACATAAAGCTGCGTTGGCCGTCCAAGCTGTCGATTGTGTGTTTGGGTTGTATATCTTTTTCCCCTTCACAACAGCAGAGATTTGCGGCTCGCCCTGTGGGAATGTTTCTTGGTTGAACTCAAGTCGAACGTAAAGATATGCGATACCTTGTAGTCTGTGGTCATTAGTCCAACGGCCAGATGCAAGCACTAAGTCGTTGGGTGCGATTTGGTCATCCGCGCCAAGAAACGCAGCACAGTAAACCTTGCCATCATATTTATCTGGCGAGGTTGATACTTGCAGTGCAGTGGTTAGCCCTGAAGCGAACGTCAACGGCTCGTCGTTAAGGTAAACTTCCTCAACACTCTCAATTTCATGACCAGCCAAGGCCACCAATATATGCAGGAACTTGTCGCCGCCCGTAGTCTCTTTGTAGATAATCGCACCGCCGACCTTGGTTTCGCCGTAGATGACAGCGTGGTCTGCTGCTGGCGACAACCCAGCTACGTCATAACCAGTCAGATTGTTGCCAGAGTTCACATCCTTGACATCAGGCGAGAGCAGCTTGGCTGCGGTTGACAGTGCAAATGTTACGGCGAAGTGTGTCCAGAAGCTCGTTCCAATCAACGCGGCAGCCCCGCCAATGGCTGCGGTTGTTGCTGTTGACAAAAGAGCAACAGCCGCACTAACAGGGTCAGCCGAAGCCACCGTGGGAATTAGCATCATAGGAATTAGTAAACGCCACATATCAGACCGCCCAGAAAATATCGTTAACTTGTGCTTGTAAGAATAGCACACCTTCGTCATAAATAAACGCCACCTTATCACCAACGCAGACACCAAGAGCGAGATTGGTTACTTGGTTCTCCGATGGTCGTCCAACAAGTGAGCCGCGTGGCGGTATCTTGACCTGTAGTCGCATGAGCCTTCTGTCGAGTGCTTGCTCTATGCTGGCAAAGCCCTGAGCCTTTAGCAGTTTAACGTAATGTCGTTTTGCCCCATACGCTGTTTTATACTCGCCTGTCCAATCGGGAGCCAGAGGGTTACCAGTCATCGCTATGTGCGCTTGATTTGCGAAGCTCAAACAATCATTGTCGCCCCAAGCAAATGGCTTATCGCGCAAACCATCAATCAGGTCGTCTAAATTGTGAGACCATTCTGGCAGGCGCATCACCGCCCCCAAGCGAACTTTTTGTCTTGCAAATCGTTGACAAACTCGAAGCCCAAGTCGTTTGGGAAACGAGACTTTTGGCTTTCGTGTGTGTAACGGCGCACACGCGGACGCTGCAAATCAATCAATCGGCTCTCAACACCAACAGCAATAGTCGATGTATCAGCACCTTCGTCTATGTTCATTTGGTCGATGTATCCACTAAAGATTTCAGACATTACGTTTTCAGTGTTTGGCGCCAGACTTAGGGCGGAACCGTCTTCGTTAAGCACCAAAGACCCGTTCTCTTGCAACAATAACTCGCCGTTAGCGTTAGCAACACCAAAGAATATTCTACACTTGCGGCCTTGATACGGTTCTTGCAGGGCAAGGCTAATCAACTCGCTTGGTATTCCAGAGAGAGTTAGCGTTGCTCCTCTAGCAGCAACCTCTGACGTTTCGTCAATCGTTGAGACCGCAAGCATATTGCCACTACCAACATATGTGTCGCCGCCTATTACTTGCTCGCCAAGGCCAGACCAGAAGCGCAACGTCGATGTTTCGAACGATAACTCAACAGCAAAGAATGGCGTAATCTCTGACGCGATAAGTTCTGTAGACAGGGCTGTTGGTAAATCTCGGCTCACGTTATCGCCTCAACTGCGGAAAACGATATTCCAAACAACTCAACTTCGCTAATTGACCAGCTTGTCTCGTTGCTCGAAAGGCGGAAAACGCCCTTGGCGTTGCTGACTGTAACGGAGGAACCGTCTGCTGGTGCTGTCCGAATAGACGGATAGATGTCAAAGCTGGCCTCACCAGACGCAGAGGTCGTCACATCGTTTAACACTTTGTGCAATGTTGAGGACGATGCTGTGCCAAGCTGGATGTAGTCCCCAGCCTTCAGATACCCGCTAACACTGACGGGAAGCCCGTCAATGGTTAAGCTGCTGCCTGTTTGTCCCGCGCCGTTGACAACTGGCGTGCCTGCTGTCGTAGCAGCAGACCCGCGAGGCGTTGCACCAGACGGGTCGCCAAGAAGAAACGTGCCTTGCTGCCCCTTGAGCTTTACCAGAAACGAGACCCAATCCTCGCCTTCATCACGGGTCATGGGCGGTAGGGATATGTCAGCTTCCCACTGTTGGCCTGAGTGAGAGATAACCTGTTGCTTTAGCGTGAATGGCGATTGAGATATGCCGACAACATTACGAACCCTCAGGCTTATGGAACGAATGCCAGACACAGTGGGCAATGTTAAGGGGTATGAATAAGCCATTAGAACGCCTTACTAAATGAGCCGCCACGCTGCTTGGCATCCAAGACAGCCGCCTTGGCGGAGTTCGAAATCTGAGGCATAAGCTGTGCAATTTCTGCGCGAACAGTTTGCGACACGCCCGTGCTGATGTTTAGCGTCTGGTTAACGGTGACACCACCGCCTCCACCTATCTGGTTGTTCGGGACAATAGACCCCGACGAGCTTGGTGTAAACAACTCTGGGCCTCTTTCGCCGACTAGAGTGGTTCTCCCTCTCTGCATGGGCCCCCCAATAGCGGCTGTTGGAGTTGATGTTTTTTTAAAGAACTCGAGGCCGCCAAGTGCGCCAGCCAGTGGGCCAGTGATGCTTTTCTGTATCATAATTTTCAGCAGGTCATTGATTATGCTTGCGGCCATGCTCTTGAACGCCTCTTTGGCAGACTTAGTCCCGTTTACTACGGACACTAGACTATCTGTCAAAGTGTTGACGCCTTTTACGGCTATGTCTGCTAGTTTTGCCTTAACGTCTTCGGACGCCTTGGAAAAGGTCTTTAACTTAGCAACAGACTTCTGAAGTGATGTCTCCATTCTCTCGATGCCATCCGCCGCGCCTTCGCCGCTCTCTCCAACCTTGTCAACCGCGCCACTGACAGAATTGTATGCGTCAGCTATGGCACGCATCTTTTTGGCAGCTTCCGAGCCGAACGCTTCTTCTGACATCTTACTAAACATAGGAAGCGTGGCGAAAGTTTTGTTAAAGAACTTGGCAAACGCGACTTGCAGAACACCCAAGTTCTCAATCAGCCTAGCGAAAGACACTAACACGACTTGGGTTATGACTTTGGCGACAGACGCGAGGACAGGCAATACTGCAACTGTGATTTGCTGCCCTATTGAGACGAAAGTTCTTTTCAATTTGTCAAAAAGGTCGTTGGCTTTCTCAACAGATTTGGCTTGGGGGCCAGTTAGCTCAATGCTTAACTTGTTAAACTCTGCACGAGTTTCCGCCAACTGCGCCGAACCGTCTTGAAGCATGTTGACCATGCCAGCACCAGAGCGACCAAACAAATCCATCGCGATGCGGACGCGGTCAGCAGGAGCCTTAATGCCTGTAAAGCCGTCAGCAACCTCGCCTAACAAGGTGTCCGAATCCTTTAAAGTGCCATCATTGTTGGTGAGGGTAATCCCAAGGGCCTCAAAAGCCTTGACGCCCGTTCCCACACCACCAGAGGCTTCAGAGATTGACTTGTTGAACTTCTCAAAACCCTTGGCCAACTCGTTCGCATCTGTGCCTGTTTGAGACGCGGCAAATTGCAGTGTCTGTAGTTGGTTGACGGTTACGCCAAGGCGAGATGATTGTTTAGCGAGGCTGTCGATATCTGATGCCAGCTTCTTAACTCCAGCAGCAGTAGCGAGGCCAGTTAACGCGCCCTTAACACTAAAGATAGAACCTTTGACCTTATTCAATCCGCCTCTAACAGACGAAAATGCAGCCCTTGTTTTATCAAAGGCGACAATAGGAATTTTAAGAGGTGTTTCGGCCATCGTTTATATGCTCCAGATACGCAACCCATTCGACGAGTTCATTGTAGGGCATTTCTTCAATTTCGCCAATGGTCTTTCCAAGGCGGTCGGCCAGAGCGATAACCATCAATCGGTCATCGCTTAGTCCTTTTTTGCGTCATCCACCTGAGAGATATCGCCCATGAGTTCACCAGCCACGGAGGAGACCACGCCAACAGGTTGACGCATAAGGACTGGCTTGTCGGCTATGTCGAATGCCTTGTTGCCCTCAGCGTCTTTGGCAATCAAGATAACCATATCGACGAGACCCTCGACGGTCATGCTGTTGAGGAAGTCAGGATGCTTGCGTTGAATTTTATTGAAGTCACCGCAGCTTAGTGGGGTGGCGAAAAGAACCAAAGGCCCGTTCTCGTCACCCCATTGTGCTACCTCGACACGCTTTGCGTCGAGTGTTGTTTTTGCGCTAATGCGCTCGCCTAGTGCAGACATAGTGCCACCCCTTGTCTGTTAAAGTTAAACGGTTGTTTCGGTCAGTGCGCCTGTTCCTTGAACGGACAGAGCCATCTCAACCATGCCATCAAAAGATGCAGTAACTGAGCGGCCAGTAACAATGCCAGAACCAGTGTAGTAAGTGTCGCCAGCTTCAGCACCTTCTGGGTATACAGAGAAGGTGACAGATGTGCCAGCATCAACTGCGTTCTGTGCAGTGTCTGTTTCGTCGAAGAAGACCTCGAAGGATGCGCTGAAAGTTGTCAAGCCAGCAACGTATGTGCGAGCAGAGTCGCCCATAGTTGTGTTCTCGATGGTCTCGCCAGAGCTTTCGATTGTGTAAGAGCGAATCTCGGATAAGGTATCGCTGCCGATTTTTACAGTGCCTTCACTGCCAGTATGAGTTGCCATGATTTATGCCTCGTTGGTTTGGGTTGCTTTAGGTTTTGGTGTTTTAGCCTTCACCTCGGCTTTTGGCTTGGCCTTATCAGTAGCCCAACCCTTCTTCAGAAGGTTCTCGACTTTGTCTTCCCAGACTTCAATTGCGTCAGAGCCTTTGTAAACTGTAACTCGCTTTGCCATAGTGTCAATCCTATACAGCAGTTTCGATATCGTTCTCGATTGTAGCATATAAAACTTCAACCGTAAAACTCCCAACACCGACAGGCTGGTCGCCCTCTCCTGCGTAAGTCGCTTCAAATCGAGTGAGCTTCGTGTCCTTCGCATTGCCGCCACGAGTAACGTCTGCGGCAAGGGCTTCGGCGACCTCAACAGCAATCGTGTCGAGCGTGTCGTCGATGTTCGATGTGCCTTTGACATATGCCTCGACAGTAACGTCGAGAGAGCGCATCTGTGTGCGAGGGGTTGTCATCGTGGTGTATTCGACATCTTCGCTGTTGGTGTAGATGCAGAGACCCGAAACCTTGGCTTCAGCCAGTGGGTAGAAGCGCGTCTGATATACGCTCGAACCAGTCGTCGCCAGACCCGTCAAGGTCGTTGTGATGTTGTCTCTGATTGTCTTACGGACGTGAGCCATTACTGTTTCTCCAGAACCAGCGTAGTGACGCCAGTGCCATCAGGTTGGACAACAGTAACCCGATAGCTGACGCCAGAAATTACCATAGTGTCACCCTCAGCAGCAGATGACACAGAGGCTGTGGCACACTGGAATCGGGGCTGATTTATCGCGAATGCAACACTGCCGCCACTGTCAAGCTCAAGGTATTCTTGGTCGTAAATGCCGAGAACATTCGTGCTTGAGCCACCCTGCGGAGTATAGGACGCAGTAACCGCAAAGTCGTCAGCCTCAAAAAAGACTGCAAGTTCGGTTGCGGTTTCAACTGCCATTAGTCGGCCTCTGGGGTGTCGAAGTCTGTTACGGCTCGGTTAGCAACCTTCTTGGGTGCTTTTACTTTCTTAGGCTGCGGAGCAGATGTTGCCTCTACGCGACCCATTGCGACAAGCGAACTGCTTTCGTTCGTGTCGTTAATCTCTACCACGTCTCCAGCTTTGGCTTTGATGCCGCTTACGACTGTGTTCTTCAATACTAAATAAAACATATTTCCACCTGTGTCTAAAAAGAAGGTAGGAGAGAGGCCGAAGCCCCTCTCCCGTTTCTTATAGTTAGTGCTTACGCACCGTCATTATTTACCGCAAAACTAACCGCATTTCGAACCGAAACGTCGACGGTTTGCAAGGCTGTCACGTTGACAGTTCCGCTTGTGCTGTTGCTGTATGGGTCAACAACGATGTCTAATCCACCATAAAGACCAACGAGGCAATCTTGGAAATTTCCAAAGAACAAATCGCCAGCAGTGACTTGGTTCGAAACAATGGCGTTATAACCATTGATTTGACCGTCTGGGCCAACTACGAACTGACCCGAGCCAGCGTCTTTCAGTGCTGTTTTCAGCGCACCATACATGGAGGCTGGCAGGATGTAAGCCAAGCTGCCCAACAGAGCGTTGTCTTCAGCAACGGCAGTTTCCATTGCAACAACTTCTGCGAAGGTTGGGTTAGCAGCAGCGAACGAAGTCGGGGCATTGATGCCCGAAGTGTTCTTGATGCCTGTAGGCTGACCCGACGAACCAGAACCTTGAAGCGCACCGTTGTCGATTGCCAAGGCGATGCCTTGAGCAAGGTCGTTACGGATGAGGTTCTCGATGTCCAAAGAAGACTGTTGCATCATAAGGCGCGTAATTTGCGTATGTGCGCCAACCACGCGGGGAGTCATCGTAACTTGACCAAAGGTAGGCTCGCTCTCAGCAGAGGCAGCACCTTCAGTTGCAATCCAACCAGCAGACGAAGCAGCCGATTTCTTAGGAATGGCAACAGAACCTTGCAGACCGTTAAGAACAGTTGCACCAGCAGCCATTACGCTCGAAGCGTTGCGAAGCACGTCGATGAAGTCGCCGCCACGGAAGTCTTCCGCAATCAGGGCTGCATCATCAGATGTGTTTACATCGCGTGTCCACGAACGAAGAACTTCGGTAGGAAGCATTACGCCACGGGCGTTACGGCCAGTTGCGCGTTGTGCGGCTTCGGAAACTTCCATTTCGAAGCGAGCATCTTCTTGGGCTTGACGGTCGGATGGGTTAGCCATTGCACGGATAGCGCGCATTACGCTGAACTCACGAACTTCTGTTTTGGTCAGACCAACTTCAGCAGTTTCGAGAGGCTTGTCGCCGATAACTTCGAGCAGTTCACCACGGAACTGGTCAAGAGTTTTATCTTCGGCAACAGCTTTAGCAGCCATGTCGCTACGTTCGTGCTTTGCGCCCAATTCAATAATTGTGGCGACTTCTTTGTTACGCGAAGAACGTGCTTCTTCGGCAACAACATTGATATCGATGTCAGACATTTGTGTCTCCTTAGTTTCGATAATTTCAGTTTTAGGTTTGATTGAGGTGTCCTTAGCCCGACCAACGCCTACAGTTTCATCCGCAGGAATTGAGACCAAAGATACCTCGTGGATTTTCCAAGAGTTGACGCGGTAGCTATCCTCGCCTTCCCTCTGCATTTTGCTGACTTGGTAGCCAACACTGATGTTGGAACGGATGCCATCCGTTACGTCATCAAACACCTCTTTAGCCATTCCGTTCTTACCAAACCGAACTGTTGCTCGCAACACGCGAGACGAACTATCGAGAGTAACATCCTCTACCACGCCTATTTGGGAGCGAGGGTCGTGGTCGAGTAAGAGCGGCATACGCCCAGACTTCGCAAACGACAAATCAACACTCTTTTCGGTGTGGTCGAGAATTTCTTTGCCGAAGCTGCGCTCTACAGGTGCTTCACTGGAGACTGCAATCTTTACTCGGCGTGTTTCAGCATCAATCGCACCAGACATCATGTCAGTGGCGCGGCGATGGATTTCGGTTGTGAGGAAGCGTTCTTCGTCGGTTTCGTCCGAGGCTTCAACCACGGCTTCTTCGACTACTTCTTCTGCTTCGGCTTCTTCTGCCTCAGCTTCGTGCTTCTCAAAAGTGACGGTAACTGTTTCGTCAGTTTCCTCAACAGCAACAACATGACGTTCCTCTGTCTCATTCACTTCGACTTCAACTTCGGGTGTTTCTTCACTCATGTCTAAATCCTTTTCCAGAGTTTCATCAATGTTACGCTCTTTGTCTTCTTTTTTCAATAGGTCGGTAATACCCTTCGACCATGTGAAGCCTGCGCTTCCACCCCACAAATCCCATGCAATTCTCCAAGCCGTAGGCCCACCATCAGTCTCTTTGGCATCGTAGTGCTTCGCCTTGTTGGTGGCGTGTCGGCTGAAGTAGCTGTGCATCCGCTTGACGGTGTCTTCTGACAAACGCTTACCGCTAGAGATGTCACGCGCACGCGCAACGCCAACGGCTGTTCCGCCGCGACCATATTCGCGCCGCCACTCTAGGCCACGCTTGGCAGCAGTGACCATTCCTTTGGTTGGGAGATAACTAGCCATCGTCTTCACCTGTTTCTACATCTGGTGTAGCTGGTGACTTGTTGCCGAATGGCTCGAACGCCATAGACAGACCGAAGCGTTCGGCCATCTCTTTGTCGCTCTGGATTTGCGAGAACAGGTCTTCGACATCGCGCCCGTAATTGGCGGCGACATCGCTCATGCTCAACAGGCCATTGTTGATAGCGGTGACGGACGCAGCAATCTCACGCTGAGGGTCAACCCAAGCAAAGCCACGGCCACGGAAGATAGCGTTCAGAGAGAACTTGTTGAACTTTTCTGAGGTCGCTGGGATGTTCATCGAGCCAAAGTCGAGCGCACTATCTAGCCAAGCTGTGAACACTGGTTCGCAAAAATGCTCGATGATAAACGACTGGAGCATCTTGTAGTTATCGCGCTCCTCGATGGTTCCTTGACGGATAGACGAGTAAGACACACCAGTCAGGTCGTTTGCCAAGCTGGTGTAAGATACGTTCAAGCCAGACGCTATACCGCGAAGAACTGCCTTCTCGAAACTGTCGAAAGCAGTCGTCGGATGTGTAGGGTCAATCATCTTGAAGTCGTGGCCTTCAGGCAACTGATAGACGCTGGCAGGCTCCATGTCGATAATCGGGACTTCGTCAACTTCATCGTCGCCAACAAACTCGTCGCCAGACGGTGTTGTGATGATGCCGAACTTGGCTGCTGCTGCGCGTGCCGCCACCAACTCAGCTTCGCGGTATCCGCCAAGCATCTTGAGTGAGGCGATTACTGGAGCCATGAACGGTTCGCCACGGGTCTGATACTGACGCTGCTGCATAAAGACGTGTATCATCTCAGATGCGTCAACGCGAGACAGCTTTGCAGAGTTTTGCGCCGTGGAAATCGCCATGTCGTTTGGATGGCGTGTCTTGACGTAGTAGGCGACAGGTCGGTGATACTGGTCGAGTTCGACGCCCATACGGATTTCGTTGCCGTTCTGTGCGCGACCATTCTTCTCGGTGTCAACCATTTCAGGCTCTAGGAACTGGATAGAGAATCCGTCTTTGTAGCGGCTGCTGCGGACTTTCTTTGCAAACACTTCTCCGTCACGGGCTAGTGCCTCAGCAACATAGCGTTGGCAATCAAGCCAAGACATGCGGCCAGAAACCTCTGGGCCTCCGAGCTTGCACCAACGGGCGAAGCTGTCTTCCACAATCTTGTTGCCTTTGGCGTCAAGAGAGTTGTCGATGTTACGAGCGCGGACTTGAAGGGTGAAGCCCTTTTCTCCAACCACGTTTGTCTTGACCATGTTCAGGAACCGCTTGGCATACTCGTTGTTACGAGCCAAGTCGCGGCTGCGGTTGCGAAGAACCGTGAGCGAGTTGTTTAGCTCTGCATCAGCAGATGTGTTGCTGGCTAAAAAGTCAGCGAACAAACGACCCTGATTTGCTCCAGAATAGCTGCGTCTGCCGCTTGGCATTTTACGCCGCTTAGGAGCCGCCTCATTGCGACGAAGAAAGTCAAAGAGTGCCATTTAGAACCTCATCAGAATAGTGGATTTAGACTTTCGCCCGTGCTTGATTGCTTCTTCTCGCTTATGCAGCGCGACTTCTTTTTTGTAAAAGGCTCGCCAGTCAACCAGTTCGCTTGGCGAATACTTGCTGAGAGAGCGGCCAGCAATCGAGTAACTCGACACATCGCTGTCGGCCTTGCCTTCAAGAATGCTTTCAATCTTGCCTAGCATAATCTCAGCGTGACCGCGTGGGTCGAGATTGTTGTCGTAGTCGCTTTTGACATCGAACTCGCCACGGTCTACGACCAGCCGATTGCTGTCGCTGTTGCGGACAACTTCCAACTGGTAGTGGTAGTGGCCAACATCATGGCTGTCTGTAACGCTGCTCGCTTGAGTGAACAGATAGTCGTCGCCACTTGCTGTAGCGGTGACAGTTATCTCACTGGAGTTACCAGTAGCAATCCGAGCCACAAAGTTCATGGTGTAAAGATTGTTCGGATAGTCAGAGGATAATGTGCTGACCTTGAACTGGAAGAAATCGCCTACGATTAGTTCTTCGGGAACGCCCTCTGGGGCATTTGCTGCATCAAATAAATTACCCACGACACGCTCCTTGCGTAAAGAAGTTCTGTTTCTTGTCTCTTGCCTTAACGATTTTAGCGTGTCGGCCTTTTCTGCGTATCTTGTTTTTGATACGAGGCCCGTCGAGTTTTGACTTCATAGCCATTAACGCCATCCGTTCACAAATCCACCGTCTCTGCGAGGCATTTTTCGCCTCGTTTTTTCGACAGCTTTGGTTTCGTTTTGGTCGCTTGACTTACCAGCCATAGACCTCTGTGCAATTATATTAACATTGACGCCGACTATTGACAATGCCGCTAAAGCGTAAACTCTACAGTCTAACGCTTCGTTGCGTGGGCGTATTTTCACCCACTCTCTGCGGTGAAAACCTCTGTGGTATTTCTTGACAACCTTCTCGGCTGTCAACATCTTGAAATATTCTTCGGTGTAGCTGCTTGGAAAATGACAATACCCAGCCCCTACTTCCTTTATCTTCAGGTGAGAGTAGACCATCTCCTTGGCTGTATCCACACCAATCGGAAACAGCTTGCACTTGATATGATTGTTGGTGCTTGGCTTGCCGACAATCGGCTTGCCCTCACCGCCGACACCTTTGATTGCAAACACCCGACGAGACAGACGTGGCTTGCAGTATTTGTAAACAGCTTGCGTATGGTGGCCACCTGTATCGATGGCCGTTGCTTTGATTTGCAACTCTCTGCCGTCTTCCGTTTTGTATGTTAGCGCGAGAAAGCCGTCCAAGTCTGCCCACACCTGAGCAGAAGCAGGGTCTCCATAGATAGCACGAAATTCGATACTAAAAGTGGCGGAATCACGCCCGTGTCCCAAAGTCTCCATTTCGAGCCTATCATCTTGCACATCAATACCTGCTGTGACGAACACGACATCCTTGGGGAGACTGTCTGGCGTGTAGTCTTCGCGGTTGTTTGCCACCTGATATTCGTCAACACCTTCGCCAGAATTGTCCTCCCAGCTTTCGCCGAGATAGGTATTTACCCAAACACGAAGCGTCTCTGGCAGCTTCTTCGCTTCGAGGAAGTCAGCCACGGCAGAAGACAGAGGTGTCCACGGACTGCACAAACCAGATAGTCGGAAACCCGCCCTTCCGACAAATGGCGCGGTGGCTCGCCATTTCCCTTTGCGGATAGCTTTATACCTAGCCGCATCGTCCCAGACCCCGCCACATTCCTCACAGGCATAGTAGGCCGTATCAGGTTTGCCATCGTCCCAGTGGACATTCGACCACTTCAAAGTCTGGTGGTGGTCGCATTCGGGGCAACTGACATGATACTCACGTTTGTCTGTGTTTTCAAATAGGGCTTCAATCTTTGATGAACCTTTAACGGTCGGTGTCGATACCGCGACTTCCTTCCTGTTCCAAAAGGTTGCGCTACGCTTGCGAGCCAGTTCGTATGGGTCGCCCTCATCACCAGCAGACACAGGCCAACGGTCTAACTCATCCGCAAGGATTACGCGAACAGGTCGGCTGGCCAAAGAGGCGGGGCTGTTTGCGCCGCACATTGTGATGTGACCGCCGAAGAAACTTTTCTTTAGTGTTGTATTGCCACTGTCGCGAGACTTGGGGTCAGCGACTTTGCCTTGCAGCACAGGACTGTCTCGCAACATTGGCGCGAGCCTGTCCTTCGAGAATGTCTGCGCCATGTCGAGTGTGGGCTGGATACACAAGATGGGAGACGGGCTTTGATGCACATGGTAGCCAATCAAGTTGAGTAGCATTTCGGTCTTGCCAACCTGAGCGCACGACATGATGACGACCGCCTCAATCTTGGGGTCGCTAACCGCGTCCAATATCTCTCTCTGATATTCTGCTCGGCTTGTGCGCCACGCGCCGACCTCAGCCGAACTCTCGGGGGAGAGCTTGCGATATTTATCCGCCCATTCGCTAACAGTCAATTTCGGAGGCGGTTTCATAGCCTTGCGAATGGTAGTCTTCAGCCTTAGCTCAAGCGTCTTCTTCTGCTGATTGCGTATTGTGTCCGACCAACTCATGCAGTGCCTCCTCTATCATTTCCTCAATAACGTCTTTAGCCTCTGCCGCATTGGCGCAGTTAATTACTAGCGGAGCCGACTTGCTAGGGATGGCAAGCAGTCGCGTCTTGACTGCGCTGGCCTGCTCTCCGAATTGCTTGGCCACGTCATCGATGTAAACAAGTTCGCCACGAAGCATAGAGTTTTCCATCTCCTTAGCGTCTGCTTGTTCCTTCGCAAGCCTTGCTCGTTCTTCGCCAAGGTCTAGTTCGCCTGCGTTAACACGACCAGCCGCAACCTTGCGGAGATGGCGGATGTATTCGGTGCGAGCCTCGACAACGTCATACTTCCCGCGTTCTTTCTTGGTTATTATCTCTCTAGCTATTAATTCGCCAACCATTTTGGTTGATAAATCTAGCTCTTTTGCGACTTGAACTAATGACGCCAATTTAATCTCCTGTTGAATTTTTTGAGCATACCTTAAAAACACCCCCCTAGTAAGACACCTCAGTCTAAAAAAAAATCGTGGTTTGAATTACCCGCAAGCACGCATTAGGCCAGAAGAACCTAGCCAATTTATTTACCTAGCTGTCTTGATTGCCCTTCGATATGCTGACTTGAAGTTCTTCCCAATGTTGTCGCGAACATATTTGTTGCCTGCTTCATAGAACGGATACCGTTTCCTATATGTCGGTGGCTTGTCCATAAAGTTCAAAATCTTTTTGCTCTGGTCGCCTACGCGCTGACGAATACCAACAGCCACGCCGCCCTTGCTCGCAATGTAAAAGCCTTGAGAGCCACGCTTCTTAGCATTGGCTCTGTATCCGCTCTCACCGAACGCCTGCACCTGCGACAATATCTTGGTGTAATAGCCAGCCGTCAGGTTGCCTGCTGAGTTGAGCGGCGCGTCTTTGGCTGGGCCTGCGTATATCTTACGGCCAACCTTTGCGCTCAGTGCTATCTCGTGACGCTTCTGCCCCCTGCGTCCGCCCTTGATGTTAGGCGTCAGATACTTGCTCGCGGGTGTTCCCTTGCCTGCGAACTCACGAAAGAAAACAGAAGCATTGATGGGTCTGTCCTTCTTGTTGGCAGTCTTCTTGGCCAAGAAGCTCTTGGTGTAAGCCGTTGGCTTATGAAGGGTAGACCTCAACTGTTTCTTTTCTTCTCGCTCAAGACCCTCAACGGTTCTGGTCATGGCTAGTGCTATGGCAAACGGTAGCTGCTCTCTCTGAATGTTGTTCAGGCTTCGCATGACCTTGCTTATATTGCTATCGACGCTCATGTTCACGCCAATGCCTGACAAGTCCTTAGCAGCCGAGCCTTTTACTGCTGAACCTGCTGCGCCTCGTGCCAATAATCCTAACAGTGGTGCTGCCATTAAAACGGAACCTCGTCTTCTTCAAGCTCTCGCAGGCTCATAACCTCCGCCCCTTTGAACAGCGACTTGACTGTATGGACATCGGCCTGACTGCGCCAAGCACGGACAATCCGCGCTATCTCTGTGACATTATACACAGTAAGGCCAGTGTCCGCCAGTGTCGCATCGATGTTGTCTTTGACGATGACAATCTGCAACTCGTCCTTGCCATCCTCTCGTGGGGCAGTCGCGTGCCATATTTCGGGGCTGACTGCCCCATGGCCACTTGCAACGGCCTCATCTTCTAGTGCCTTCCACCCGCGCATCATCACGGTGGCGCGGCGCACAACCTCGTCGGCGTCCTCGTTGTGCAGTGCTACATCGAGCTTTGCACGAGCAGCCTCGAACTTCGCACCAGTCTCAGGACTTACCAGCGTCTCAAGACGCCCCTTGCCCCATCTGCGTTCAATGTCGGCGGCTACTGCATCCAGTGGCTTAAGCGCGCCATTTATCTTGTCGTGGTCGAAACTATTCATCGGGACATAATCCTCCTTACCGATTGCATCAAGGTCGTATCTACTTCTGCGCGTTATCATCTAGGAACTCTGACGAGGCTTTATGCACGGTCATGCCGACATAGGTGTTAGAAACAATCGCGCCATTGTGGGTGTGGTCTGACTGGGTCACATATAAGTTACCAACGTCAATCGGCTCGCTTGGTTGCGTGTCATGTTCGGCGACCAGCAGCAAGCCATTCTTCTTGGCCTCTATGCACAAGAACAACAGTGCCATCAGTAGACGCCTCTGACCCATCGGGAACGGTGCGCCTGCACACTTCAATTCACCGAACACAAATGTGTCACCGCGCACGTCATACGCAAAGTCGATGTCCGTGGGAGTGAAGCCATTCAGCTTCATGTTCGAGAAGTCTTTTAGTTGCGCCATACGCTCAGGATAGAGGATGCCTGTCTGGCCTAAATCTATAGCCATTACTTTTTCCTCACTGTGATTAACACATTATCACACACACACATACTATAGGTATGTGTGATGTGTGTGATAACTTGTGCGGTCGTGATAAATGTTGTGATAAGTTTGTGATAAACCATTACTCAGCACCCCACCGTTCATTGATTAACTCATTGTTATGAATGACAAAAGTGCCATTATCACAAGCCCAATCATTTGTGATACGTTTGTGATTTTCAGTGTGATAAGCCTTGCCATGCTGTGTGATAGACCTGCGGTTCAATTCCTGCTTAAAATCGGTCAATTTGATGCCTTGGAACTCGCCATCTTTGGTCGCAAATCCATCATCTAGCATGTCGCGCAGCACCTGCAACGCGAAGTCACGCCACTTGCTACCCTTGCTCAATGACTTCTGTTTTGGAGCATTTGCCATCACATCCAGCACCAAGCTGGTCTGCTCTTGCCCGAACGCCTCGCGCACGAATGACACCTCGCGAGCCTCAAGCCACATTGGCTCGGCCTCCTCGACATCCTTCTGCTTAGGGTTCTTGACGCATACCTGTTGCGTCTCAGCTTTACGCTCAAGCGATATTGCAGTATCTACTGCGCCCAGCAGTGCGCTACTCCCCCTCAGCCCCTTCTCTATTTGCTTGCCTGAGTGATGAACAGCCAATACCGTGCAATCGAACTGCTCGCGCAGGATATCGCAGTTCCTGACGAATATACCCATGTCAGTCGCGCTGTTCTCGTCTGCACCACCGAACGAACGCGCCAGTGTATCGACCACGAACAGGCATGGGTTCTCGTCGCCCAGCATGTCTCGGACAGCCTCAGCGAGCAGCGTTACGTCCATACCGTCCGCCTCTGCCATCGAGATAGGGTTCGTGACCGCATAGAATGGCACACCATCCATAGATAGCTTGCGGTCTCTGTGCCACGCCTCGGCGCGATTGGTAATGCCTGATTGGCCTTCCATAGCCAGATAGACCACAATGCCCTGCTGGGTAGGCCGACCATTCCAATCAGCACCATGGGCAATAGACAATGCCCAGTCCAAAACTGCAAAACTTTTATAACTCGCTGGCGCGCCAAAGACCACTGCGAACGACTTCTCGATAAGATAGTCAGCCACCATAAATGTTGGCGGTGGCGTGTTGCTTAACTCTCCGAGCGTTCGCAGCTTGATTTGTCGCTCGAACTTTCGCTCAGGAACTTGTTCACTGCCGATATGTAAGCCTGTCGGCGTTGATGGCTGACCTGACTGGTCTGGCGCGATATGAATATCTCCAAGCCTTCCCGCAAGCCCCTTGGCAATAGTTGAGGCTGCTTTCTTCTTGAACTCGTCAATTCCTCGTCCTTCGGCATTTAAGTCTCCTGTTCTGCTAACTACTTTTCTTTCATACTGCGGATAAACATTCTCGACCATCCAATCGACCGTGGGAAATAGACCGAACTGGCGGTAATAATCAGACACCGAAGCCATAACCAAAGAAGCCATGTAGCTTTCCCTCCCGTCACGGATACGGCCAAAAGCATCAGTATCAGAACCACCCAGATGACCGACAAGAGACCCAGAAGGTGTGCCGCTAGCTTGTGCTGCAATCTCTGTCGGGAACTCTGCAAAGTCATTGTCGTTCAGCCATTTGTATCCGATGCTTCTAGGGAATATGACGTAACCGCCAGTGCCGCGAATATCGGTCGCCGCTTGCTTGCCGATACCTGCACGATTACGGATATCCCCCGAATGCTTATAATAATAATGTAATCCACCGCTCTGGGTCTCTGCAACCCGCGTGGCTCCTAGCATCTCTTTGTTCTCTTCGACCCACTGCATTCCCTGCTTGCCGTCTCGGACATCAACGTCCACGACAGACAGCCCAGACACCTCGCCAGTGGGGACACCAATCAGTGCCGCACCAGAAATGCTGAACAGTCGCTCGACCTCATCTGGGTCTTGTGTAGCTGCCTTAAAGCCGCCTTGGCAGACTGGCCGCTTGTTTTTGTCGCACGGGAAAACAGGGTATTCCTCTGAAATCTCAAGTGCTGTGCTTAGTAAATCCATAACTCACCTCAAAAGTTCCTCAACTCATATACCCCTCACCCACCTCAAGTCGGGGTCGGCGCAGAGGGGAGTAAATGCGCCGACCCCTGTGAGCTACAGCCTAGAACTCATCGTCAGACGATGGTTCACTGGCTGCTGCTGCTGGTGCGGGGGAGGAGGAACCACCGTCACCAGTTTCTGCAATATCGCCAAATTCGCTTGGACGGTCAATCAATTTAACCAGTTCGAAGTTCGGGATATTGGTATTGCCACGACCAATTTTAGTCGGGGTTGCGCCGTTGTATGCCACCACGGCGGCTTTGCCTGCCACATCGCTCGATGCTTCCCACTTGCCGTATAGCTCTTGGATTGCCATCGTTGCGCCTACTGAAGTTGTAGACCACTCGCGGACTGACTGTTCTTCGCCGAACATCTCCTTGGACATGATGTTGACTTGGAAACCACGCTTCCAGTCACGCCCGTCATCGGGTTTGTCTACGCGGACATCCAGACTTGGGTCTAGAACCCACTCGGGAGCCTCGCCCTTCGCGAAGACAGCGTAACCAGTTCGGATAGACCCGAAGTCGAACGCTGCTTTCGTGAAGGTCACAACGCCATCGGCAGTTTGCCATGATGCTGTGGACGGAGCGTAACGAACATATGGTGTGTATCCGCTTTCGC